TCAAGAGTGAATGGCTACGTAAACCGAAGGAGGACGTATGAGTACCCCCGAGAGCAAAGTTAAATCCAAGGTAAAGAAAATCTTGGAGGACATGGGCGCTTACTATGCGATGCCAGTTACAGGAGGTTACGGGAACTCAGGGGTTCCAGACTTCTTGATTTGTAAAGAAGGGTTGTTTTATGCTATTGAGTGTAAGGCAAATGGTGGACGCCCGACTGCACTACAACACGCCCACATGAAGGCTATCCGGACTGCGGGTGGCGTGGCGTTGGTCGTCGATGAAACTAATGTTGAAAACTTGAGAAAGGAGATTTTGAGTCATGTCAAAGGTAAATAAATCTGAGCAAATTCGTAAGTTGTACGACGAAGGTAAGACCGTCAAAGAGATTAAAGCGAAGTTGAAGTGCAGCCATGCACTCATCGCTGTCGTACTACGTAACTACAAAAACAAAACCAAGAAGTCGAAGATCGTGAAGGCTGTGACCGAAATGAAGCAAGTGTTGGATGTGATTGAGATGAGAAGGCCAAAACACAGACTACAAGCAACCGAAATCGATCCCGTGAATCATCCCCCGCACTACAAGGCCGGTGGCTTTGAGACTATCGATTTCATCGAAGCCAAAGATCTTAACTACCGACTGGGTAACGTCGTGAAGTATGTGAGTCGCGCAGGGAAGAAGTCTTCCGATCCGGTGCAGGATCTTGAGAAGGCTGCGTGGTACTTGCAGCGTGAGATTACTGCGAGGAAGAACGCATGAGCCGCTTCAAGAACTTGCAGGTAGGACGGCGACGTTTCAGCAAGATGTTCTGGGAGATCATCTCTGACCGCGACAGCATGGAATGGGTAGAAGACAGTATCAGCGATATCGTCAACGATCAGGAAAAATACAGAGAGAAAGCGTCATACAACACCGGATCAATTAGTTACGGTGACGCTGAAGACCTGTATCTGATAACCCGGTACTTCAAGCCGTACAACATTGCCGAGGTCGGTACGTTCATCGGTACATCTACGGTGACGATGCGTAATGCGTTCTCCGGCTGCACTATCTACACATGCGATGTGTCGAACAAGATCTGTGTCAGCCCCGGTGATCAGAACATCAAGCACTTCTACAAGACTCCATCACACAAGATGTTTGAGGAGTTGGCGAAGTTGGGGCCGGATCAGTCGATGGACATGGTGTATCTGGATGGTCGATTGAGCCAAGAAGACATGGAGCCGCTGTCTAAGATTGTCTACGACGGCACGATCTTTGTGTTCGATGACTTTGAGGGAACAGAAAAGGGCGTGATGAACGCCCTGATGTTAGATCGTCCGAACTATGCGTTGATCTATCCAAGAGAAGGACATAAGACCGCTGCATTGATTCCGTACAGCAGGATCGAATTCGTCCGACAGGAGATGACATGAGCGAGTACGACTTAAAGAAAGATATCCTGTCAAGGTATCCAAACATATTTACCGCACCTGTTGATGAACTTTGGCTAACAGTTCGTTTGAGTCATTGTTTGAAAGCCGGTGGGATAAACACGATTGGCGAACTCGTTCAAAAACAAAGATGGGAACTTCTCTGCATACCCAACTTGGGTAGGAAGTCAATCGAAGAGTTGGAAAAATCTTTGGTGCAGGTCGGTTTGAAATTTAATATGAAGTTGGAGAATTGGCCTCCAAGCGATCTCAATGTTGCTAGTCCTGATGAGCATATCGTGCCGGTCACGAGAGAGAAACTGATCAAAGCTATGCGGATTGCCGCGCATCGTCTTGTGATTAACTGCAACGTCGATGATCCGGTGAAGTCACTTGAGTATGCAAAACTTATTGAGCAACTACATCGTTTGCTCAAGGAGGGCGAAGCATGATCCGTTGGCTGTTAGATTTCTTTAAGAGACGCGAAGAGTATCGCCGTCGAGAGTGGGCACACGTGCCGCCACCGAGTTGGGGTGCATCAAGAGGTGGGAGGGAATACTGGTGAACATAGGAGATACGAAGACCATGATTATTAAATTCTTAAAATCTTTTTTTGAGTCCAAGCAGAAACTCAGAGCGCGGATTGAATTTCTTGAGGAGCGTTTGGCTCAGAGTGAAATACGTTGGGTTGAACAAGAAAAGGAACTCGACAGATTGAGAGAGGATGTTAAGTTTCTTGACCCCGGTTGTTATGAGCGTGGCTGCGTGGCGAGAGATATGTTTGATATTCATATCAAGGACGCTTGAGGAAAAATTATGACCGAAGCAAAGAAAGGCAAGACCCTGTACGACTTCTCTAAAGACATTTTTGAGAAAGGTCTGGCAGCGGCGGGTGAAGGTAAGTACGACGAAGCCATTGGGTTGCTTGAGAACGTGAACTCAATCTTGCCGATCTTTGTTGCGGCTGCCTTACAGACTGGGCGTTGTCATTGGGAGATGCACAGGTGGGAACCTGCTAGAAAGTACTTTGAGATTGCTAACCGTCTCGATCCGGTGAACGACGATGCCGGGTGGACGTTGGGTTTGCTCGCGCTACAGATGGGCGACTTCAAGGCAGGATGGGAAGGCTATGAGCGACGATGGGGTAGTCAATCGTTTCAGTCCCCGCGCCTGTCCACCATACATCCTCAATGGGAGCGTGGCCTTGGCTTGAAGCGTCCGATTGTGTGGACGGAGCAGGGCATCGGTGATCAGATTCTTTACGCATCCCTGATCGAAGCGTTAGCGGGTGAGGTTGAACACATAACTGTCCTGATTGATATGCGTCTGGCTAACTTGTTGCAGCGTGGGTGTAAGGCCAACAACGTCACGTTCCTGCCGCACAATGCCAAGATCAAGATGTCCGATCATGACTCGCACATCCCCATTGCAAGCATGGGTAAATACTTTATTAAACGGGTGCATGACATCCCGCATTACGTCTCTACCGAATACATGAGTTCTGATATGTATCGCGTTGAAGCGTTGCGTAAGGAGTTGGATCTGGGCGAGACGTTCACGATTGGTCTGGCATGGACAAGTACCGCTCCAGTTATCGGGGAACACAAGTCCGTGCCCTTGGCGGCATTCAAACCCATACTGGATACACCGAACGTAAAGTTCATCAATCTTCAGTACGGCAAAGCCCAAGAAGAAGGGCGGGACTATCACCCGAACCTGATCACGACGCACATTGATACGTTCTTGGATCTGGAGAACACGGCTGCGTTGATTGAATTGTGTGATCTGATCATCTCGCCATCGTGTGCGACCGTACATATTGCGGGTGCGATGGGTAAAGACATTCTACTCCTTGATGCCAACAAACTCTGGTACTGGAACAACCGCGAAGGAAAGGAGAGTCTGTGGTACAGCGGGGTCAAGATCTTTCAGCGCGAGAACATGAACGCGCCGTGGGACTTGCAGTTGCAACAGGTCAAGGACGAGTTGGACTTCATACTCGACTACGATGCCACACGTGTGCGAGATAACTTTGTCTTCTTCCACGTGGGTGATGACATTTCGTATCCACAGAAGATGGTCAAGTCTCTGCTGCGCTACAACCCGAACGCTAACGTCATCATGTGTACAGATGAAGATACGCCTGATGTCATGGGTGTGTGCCGTCGTGTGGAGTTCAAAGTTGATCGTGAGAACTTGATGTACTCACGCATGAAAGCGTTTGCTGAATTAGATTTCTCCAGACCCGCACTCTACATCGACACCGATATGATCTTTGTGGATCGCGTAGAGGTGGAGAAGTTGTTGCAGAATAAACGTGCGTCCCTGTGCCGCCGTGAGTTTGGTAAGGACGCTATATTCAATGTCGAACAGCGTGGTATCCGGTTCGATGAGTACGAAGGCAAGACTTTGGATGAGTTGTATCCCTACGTGGGCTGCGCCGTAGCCACAGAGAGCGGCTATACGTGGCATGAGATGTTGAAGATCTACGACAAACTCGACCCGAAGTTTAAGAAGTGGTACGGAGATCAGGAAGTGCTGCGCGAGTACGGCAAGCGATGGGCTCCTCCGCAGATGCCTGAGTCGGTGATTGGGTGCTTACCAGAACACAAGCACGACGGTGCGAAGATCATTCACTACAAAGGGCCGAGTCGGAAACAACTGTTTGAGGCTATGTGATGAAAGTATTTATTGGTTGGGACAGTCGAGAAGACATTGCGTATCAGGTTTGTCGGGAGTCGCTTGCGCGTAACTCCTCCATCGAACTGAACATCAAGCCGATCAAGCAGAGCGATCTGCGTGAGAAGAATCTGTACTGGCGCGAACATGACCCGCTGTCATCTACAGAGTTTTCCTTCACTCGTTTCCTCACGCCGTATCTCGCAGGCTACGAGGGTTGGGCGTTGTTCATGGACTGTGACTTTCTCTGGCGAGGAGATGTTGCAGGGCTGATGGACTATGCCGATCCGAAGTACAGCGTGATGTGTGTGCAGCATCGGTACAAGCCGAAGGAAGAGACGAAGATGGACGGGGCTGTGCAGCACCAATACCCAAGAAAGAATTGGTCGAGTCTGATGCTGTTTAACTGTGGTCATGAAGATGTACGGGAGATCCTGACGCCGAAGACGGTGAACATCGCTACGGGTATGTATCTGCACAGGTTCAGATGGACAGGCGACGAACACATCGGTGGGTTGCCGATTGCCTATAACTATCTGGAAGGATGGCACACCAAGCAGGACTGCCCTAACCCGGTAGCTGTACACATGACCCGAGGTGGCCCTTGGTTTAAGGATTGGCAGAATGTTGAGTACGCCGACGAGTGGTTGGCAATAGCGAAGGAGATGTGAGATGGCAAAGGTTCCCGCAGCAGTTGCACCCACTGATGGTGCAGAGTACGCCGAGTTGATTATCAGCAAAGGTAACTCTAAGGCAGTCCCCGCTGATACCGTCTGGGCGAAGATTGGTGACAACGGTGATCTAGAAGTTATCCGTTGGGACATCATTGAGATGTATGCCAAGCAGTACGACATCGACAACAAGAACCGCACTCAGTCGCACGTGATGTGTAAGTTGCTTGTACTGGTACGAGATAAGACGAGGCAGGAACGTGCGTAAGAGGCTGAGTGTATACACCAAGCCGTCGAGGTTTAACTTGGTTCTCTCGCTTGAGCAGTACAAGATTCTGCTGAAACGAAAGGCGTACGCCAGAGAGTATGACGAGCGGGTGAAGTACAAAGACTTGGTAGAGAATTGGGGCATCAAGCAGCATCACATGGCTAGTGCCGTGTACCGTGGGATCAAACAATATGACGACCGGATAAAGGAGGAAGAGCGTGTCAGTAACATACGACGACAAATCGCCGCCCGGTTCATGGAAAAACGAAATGAGTGCAGCACCGTGGGGCTATGGTCAAACACAACAACAGCAGATAAACCGAGCCTTGGAGAATATACGCAGAGCCGGGTTATCCGAGGAGGCTACAGTGATTACATTAGAATTGAATACTTTGAAGACTGAAGTGGAGTTGTTACGTGGATCGAAACGCTAGAGGTGGGGTGAGGCGGTACTTAGATACCGTTAACCCAGAAGAGTACGTGCCGAACGTGGGTGAGGTTGATCTGACCGAACTCTCGCTGCAAGGTCTTGCCGATCTGTACGGCAGCGACAAGGGTACGATCAAACACAATTACACCAAGCACTACGAGAAGATCGTTAGTGAGTTGTTGGCAGGGCGGGATCGTAAGAAGGCAGAGTTGCTTGTGGTTGAGGCAGGTGTTGCGTGTGGCGCATCACTCCGCATGTGGGGTAACTATCTCCCTGCATCCGAGATCATCGGGTATGACATTCGACCAGAGTGTAAAGAACTCTGTAAGGACATGGAGAACGTCGAGATCCGTATCGCTGATCTGTGCAAGTCCAACGAGATGCTGCCGCAAACGGTTGACCTGTTCGTGGATGACGCCTCGCACATTGCTGAGGACATGGTGGCGATGTTTAGTAATTGTTTTCAGGACGTAGCGCATGGCGGGTACTACGTCATTGAAGACTTGGGCTGCACGTATAACCCTGCATACACCGAACAGTTCCGTAAGTACTTCAATCCGGCAGCGGTGAACAGCCGAGCCGAGATCGTGAAGTTTATGGACTACCTGATGCAGGAAGTGGACGGTAAGAATCTGATCGATGAAATACGGTACTACCCGCAGATGTTAGTAATTAAGAGGGCGTATGGAAATTGAAGACGATATCTTGGACTTGATTCGTGCCTTACCAAACGAGGTCAACGATGCGTCAACGACAACAGAGATGAAGTTCTTGACGGTGGGAAGCGTGTTGTGGCAGTGCCACCACGAAATCATTTGGTTGAGAAAGGAAGTAGCGAGGTTAGAAAGTGACAGTCGTAGTAAAAAAGGAAAGAAAGTGTACGGAGTGTAAGCGTCAATTCGCTACACCGGAATCGTTCCGATCACATCGATACAAGTTTGGCTCTTGCCGATCAGTTGAAGCCCTTGCAGCAGCAGGGTTTATCGAGACAGGCAGGGGTTGGGTCTACGTAAGGGAATTAAATAAGAAATGAGTTTCGTGACGTTGGACTTTGAGACTTATTACGATCAGCAGTTCAGTCTGAAGAGGCTAACAACTGAAGAATACATCCGCGACCCGAGATTTGAGGTGATCGGCGTTGCGATGAAGATTGACGAGGACGAGACACAATGGTTCAGCGGTACGCACGAGGAGATCAAGGCGTGGCTGAATCAGGTGGACTGGAATACGTCTGCGCTCCTGTGCCACAACACGCAGTTTGATGGCGGCATCCTGTCATTCATTTTCGGGATCGTGCCAGCTTACTACTTTGATACGTTGTGTATAGCGAGAGCATTACATGGTGTGGATGCAGGTGGATCATTATCTGCGCTTGTCAAAAGATACGAACTTGGAGAGAAAGGGACGGAGGTAGTCAATGCGTTGGGTAAGAAGAGGTTGGATTTTAATAGTGGAGATCTTGATCGGTATGCTGGTTATTGCCGCAACGATGTTAATCTTACCTATAATCTTTTTAATAGGCTTATTGAGAGATTCCCTCAAAGCGAACTCGACCTGATCGACATGACGATCCGCATGTACACGATTCCGGTACTGCGGGTGGATGATGCGTTGTTGGTTGAACGCTTGGATGAGATCCGGCAGGAGAAGTCCACGTTGCTGCGTGGCCTCATGGACACTCTTGAAGTAGGCAGCGAAGAGGAAGTGCGGAAGAAACTCGCAAGCAACAAACAGTTTGCTGCCGTTTTGGAAGACAGCGGGATTACGGTTCCTCTGAAGATATCTCCCACGACAGGCAAGGAGACATACGCTCTTGCCAAGAACGACGAGGGGTTTATCGCGTTATCGGAACACGAAGATCCGTTCATTCAGCAGTTGTGTGCTGTCCGGTTGGGTACAAAGTCCACCATCGAAGAGTCTCGCGTGGAGAGATTCATCGGCATCGGCGCTAGGAACAAAGGATTACTTCCAATTCCGTTGAAGTATTACGGGGCGCACACCGGGCGTTGGGCAGGAGCCGATTCGGTAAACTTCCAGAACCTGCCGAGCCGCGACAAGAAAAAGAAAGCCTTGAAGAACTCAGTCATGGCTCCGAAGGATCACGTGGTTATCAACTGTGACTCATCGCAGATCGAAGCCCGTGTGCTTGCGTGGTTGGCAGGACAGACAGATGTGGTTGAACAGTTTGCTAAAGGAGACGACGTTTATAGCGTCTTTGCCAGCAAGATCTATAAGCAGCCCATCAGCAAAGCAAACCCCGTTGAACGCTTTGTCGGAAAGACCTGCATACTAGGTCTGGGGTATGGCACAGGTGCAAAGAAACTTCAGCACACGTTGAAGACTCAGCCACCGGGTGCGGATTTGGCCGAGGAAGAATGCAAGCGCATCGTCGATCTGTATCGGAAAGAGAACGACAAGATCACAGAACTCTGGCGGGATTCGGATCGTGCGTTGGACGACATGATGGGTTGGTCTAGGGATCGCCGTCCGTATTACTTGGGTAAGCACAAAGTTCTTGAGGTTGGCCCAGCAGGTATCAAATTACCGAACGGTTTGTACATTCATTACCCGAACTTGAGGCAGGAGGATGGCAAGGCTACCTACGACTCCCGCAAGGGTAAGGTCACGATCTGGGGCGGGGCTGTCGTTGAGAACGTGGTGCAGGCACTAGCCAGAATTATTGTTGGCGAACAGATGTTGTCTATTAGAGACCACTACCGTCCAGTACTGACCGTGCATGACGCAGCAGTAATCGTCGCTCCAAAAAGTGAGCAAGATGAAGCACTTGCGTTCATAACTAAAGTAATGTCTACTCCACCAGATTGGGCTATCGGATTACCCGTAGCCTGTGAAGCAAAGTGTGGTGAATCCTACGGAGACTGTTAATTATGGAATTGAGAAAGTTGAGAGAAGACTGGGAACATACTATTCACGATGAGGGCGGTGTGTGCCCCGTTTGTGATCGTTGGGGCAAAGTCTACGGACGCTCCCTAAATATGACGATGGCACGTTCATTGATCTGGTTGTGCCGAGAAGCGTTGCAAGACCCGGACGCATGGGTTGATGTACCCAATACCGCGCCGCGATCCATCGTACGAACCAACCAACTACCTACATTAGCATGGTGGGGTTTGGTCGAACGATGCCACAAGAACGATGTGAACAAAACCAAGTACAGCGGTTTGTGGAAACCGACCCAGAAAGGTTGGCAGTTCTATCGTAGGGAGATCAACATTCCCCACAAGGTTTATACCTACAACAATACCGTTGAAGGGTTTAGCAACAATCTTGTGTTTATTGAGGACTGCTTTGAAAACACATTTGACTACAACGAAGTAATGTGGGGCAGTTTTGATGATTAGATGGAGTTACAGTAGTCTCAAGCAGTACAAGACTTGTCCGCGTCAGTACTATGAGATCCGTGTCGCTAAGAACTTTATATCCAGAGAGGGCGACGATGCCCGGTACGGTAAGGAAGTTCACACGGCACTAGAGCATTACGTAAGAGACGGGACACCACTGCCGAGGTTCTACGATGACTTTCGGAAGATGGTTGACCCGCTGCTAGAGATACCGGGCACGAGGTATTGCGAACATGAGATGGCTCTCGACATTGATCGGAAGCCCTGCGACTTTCATGGCGAGACTTATTGGGTAAGGGGCATCGCCGACTTGCTTGTGATCGACGGGGACACGGCGTTCATCGTGGACTACAAGACAGGCAAGCCGACGTATGCCGACCCGAATCAGTTGAAGTTGATGGGACTGATGGTGTTTGCACACTTTCCCGAGGTAGCTCAGATCAAGTCAGCGTTGATGTTTCTTCTACACAATGCTTTCGTGACGGAGGAGTACCAACGGGAGTCTGCCGAGGCACTTTGGAAGGTGTTTGAAACAGATCTTGAAAGGCTACACATCGCGTTCGACAATGCGATCTGGCCACCGAATCCGACAGGCTTGTGCCGCAAGCATTGCCCGGTCGAGTCATGCAAGTATTTTGGAGGAAGATAGATGCCGTACGTGAACAAGAGCCGCCCGTACAAAAAAGAGTACAAGCAGCAGGTCGAAAGAGGCGAACACGAGAACCGCATGGAGCGTCAGCGAGCGCGTCGTTCCTACGATAAGAAAGGTATTAGCCGAAACGGTAAGGACGTTGCCCATGTCAAAGCACTATCGAAGGGCGGCAGCAACAAGCAGGGAACTCGTCTTGAGTCACCCGGCAAGAACCGCTCCTTCCGAAGAAAGTCTGACGGCTCCATGAAGTAAAGGGTTGACTAATGGGTAAGGAGTCCTTATAAATTCTATGCCGCTTGGCTAAGGCGCAAGTGACCATAGCGGCGTGGGTCATTCACACCTCACCCACAGGGTTTAGTCCACCCAACAAATTAACTGCGTCATCTGAAGATGGTCTTACACTTTCTCCCATGCTTCAGACGACTGGCCCACGTTACGGGCTTTTTAATTCAGCGTAGGTGTATAGTTAGGTTTATATAATGCAAGTAATTGAGAACACAGCACTTCAGTTTCAGGTGAATCCGCAGATAGCGGATGAAGCCTACTCACGCATTGAGAAGTGCGAGATCCTGAAGTCGGACGAGGATTACAAAGAATTGTTGGTGTACTGGGGACACCAAGAAGCGATGAAGTTGGCAACGATCTTTGATCTAGAACAACCCAACCCGTCGCTGCCAAAGATCCCCTCGCCCATTATGCGAGATTACGCATGGCCGGGATTCCACACACCGTTTGAACATCAGCGGGATACGGCATCGTTCCTGTCGCTCCGACCACGTGCGTTCTGTTTCAACGAGGCAGGTACAGGTAAGACATCAGCGGCGATCTGGGCGGCTGACTACCTGATGAACCAAGGCATTATCAAGAAGGTACTTGTGATCTGCCCGTTGTCGATCATGTACTCGGCGTGGCAAGCAGACATCTTCAAGACAGCGATGCACCGTCGCTGCGCCATCGCTCACGGCTCGGCTACCAAGCGCAAGAATCTAATCGATGACAACGCCGACTTCACGATCATCAACTTTGACGGCACACATATCGTCTTCAAAGAACTGCTTGAGGCTAACTACGACCTGATCATCGTAGACGAAGCGAACGCATACAAGGCCACATCGACTCGGCGTTGGAAGACTCTGGCCAAACTGATTCAACCCCACACGTGGCTGTGGATGATGACCGGCACACCGGCCTCGCAGTCTCCGGTCGATGCGTTTGGCATTGCTAAACTTGTTTCGCCGTACCGGGTTCCGAAGTTCACGACGGCGTGGCGTGACAGGGTGATGTATCCGGTCACTCGGTTTAAGTGGTTGCCGAAGCCTACGGCACAGGTCGAGGTCTTCAATGCGCTGCAACCCGCCGTGCGGCATTGCAAGAAAGACTGTCTGGATCTTCCAGAACTTACTTATCAGACACGCGATGTTCCACTCACGACACAAGTAGCTCAGTACTACAAGGCGTTGAGGCAACAACTTCTTATCGAAGCAGCGGGTGAACAAATCAGCGCGGTCAATGCCGCAGCCAGTCTCAACAAGTTGCTACAGATTTCAGGCGGTGCGGTCTACACCGACAAGCATGACGTTGTGGAGTTCGATGTCTCCCCTCGCCTAAATGCTTTACAAGAAGTACTAGACGAAACGTCCAACAAAGTAGTAATATTCGTTCCGTACATCCACACTATTGATGTAGTCGTGGCGTACTTGAGAAAGCAAGGGATATCAACCGCAGTTATTCAAGGCTCTGTTAGCGCACAAGGTAGATCGGAGATCGTCAATAAATTCCAGACGGCTCCTGATCCGCGAGTGCTAGTGATTCAGCCTCAATCTGCATCGCACGGTATCACGCTGACTGCCGCAGACACGATTGTGTTCTGGTCTCCGGTGATGTCAGTCGAGACCTACCTGCAATGTATTGGGCGAATCGACCGAGTGGGACAACAGAACAAGATGACTGTGGTGCATCTGCAAGGTTCTGACGTTGAGAGAAAGATGTATTCGATGTTGCAAGGAAAGGTGGATAGCCACCAGAAGATTGTGGACTTGTATAAACAGGAACTAGACGAGGTGTGAGATGAGTATCAATACCGAAGATTTGGTGAATGCGTATCTTCAGATCCGTAATCAGCGCGAAGCAATTCTCCGTGAATACGAAGCGGCTGACAAAGAACTGGAGAACGAGATGGTGAAGTTAGAGGCTGCTATGTTGGATGTCTGCAATTCGGTGAATGCCGATAGCATCAAGACTTCACATGGCACAGTCATGCGTAGGTTGAAGGAGAAGTATTTCTGCACCGACTGGGACAACTTCTACAAGTTTGTTCTAGATCACGATGCAGTCCAACTTCTTGAGAAGCGTATCCATCAGGGTAACTTCAAGCAGTTCTTGGATGATAACGAGGGAGACGGCCTCCCTCCCGGTGTAAACGTCATGCGTGAGTATGGCGTGTCAGTACGTAAAGCAAGTTAAATCAAGAGGTCTATATGTCTAACGATATTATTGCTAGTTTGAAGAGCCAACTCTCTCAGATTCAGGGAGGGTTGGATGAGGACACCCGTGCCGTTGCAGGTGGTGGCGGTGCAGGATCTAAGCGCATCTCCATCAAGGGCGGTGTATTCCGCAAGATGGCCGGTGGCAAGGAAGTCGGTGCGATTGAAGATCGCCACATGAACGTGATCTTTGTGAAGATGGCGCATAACGCTGCGCGTACTTACTACTCAGGCACGTACAAAGAAGGCGAGAAGTCGGCTCCTACCTGTTGGTCATCTGACGGTAAGACTCCCGATGCCGAAGTTAAGACTCCGCAAGCCTCGGCCTGTGACAAGTGTCAGTTCTCTGTGAAGGGTTCTGGTCAGGGCGGCAGCGGTGCTGCTTGCCGTCTGTCATGGCGTACGGCTGTTGTGTTGCCGCATGATCCGGCAGGGGATGTCATGCAGTTGGTGCTTCCGGCTACGTCGTGCTTTGGTAAGGAAGAGAGCGGCAAGTTCCCGTTCCGTCCGTACATTCAGATGTTGGCTAACAACAATATCTCGGCAGGTCGTGTGATCACCAAGATGCAGTTCGACACGAAGTCGCCTGTGCCGAAGTTGTTGTTCTCGCCTGTGGCTCCGGTTCCGCAGGATGACTACGAGGCCATCACCAAGCAGCGTGATTCGGCAGCGGCTGAGTCAGCGATCAAACTGACTGTGTATCAGGCCGACGAGACTGATGCCCCGGCAGAAGTTGCTCAAGTCGAGGAACCGAAGTTGCGTGAGGCCGCGCCCAAGAAGCCTGAAGCCGCTTCTGCTGATGCAGCAGAGGTAGTCAAGAAGTGGGCGAAGAAGTAAGGAGCAGCCATGCCTCGTTCATACAGTTACGAATTTCTGCTCGGCCTGAAGGACGCAGACCCTACTCGTCTGGGTGTCAAACTCGGTAGGCTGTGTGTCGAGGCCAATCTCCCTGCGACGTACGTGGCTAAAGCATTGAAGATCTCACGCATGACTGTGTATGCGTGGTTTCGTGGCCAAGGTATCCGTGAGGAGAAGCGCAAGATGGTCGAAGCCTTCATGACTCTGGTAGAGAAAGACATGGAGTTTGGTAGGCTTCCGGCTTCCAATATGATCGATGCGAAACTCTACATCGAAGACATGGTTGGAGGTCAGGTTTGATCTGAGTCGTTAGTCTATAGGTGTTAGCGGGGTGGCCGTCGCCCCGCTTTTTTATCTGTGAGCGGTCATGATAAAAGAATTCTACGAGAAAGCATTGCCGTCGCAGGGTGTTTACTGTGCTGCTGGAATCGACAGAGAAGGTAAGATTACCAACGAGTTTGCAGAGACACTCGGCGAATTGTTTGAAATTGTTGAAGGACTGAAAGAGGTAAACCAAAATGTATTCGTCGCGTTAAACACGTTCAACGGCTATAGCCGTCGTGCCGAGAATGCCATCTATTGCCGGTCGTTCTTTATCGATCTGGACGTAGGTGACAATCCGAAGAAGTACCGCACCAAGGAAGAGGCATTAGCCTCGCTTGATGACTTCATATCTATTGTGGGTCTTCCGCCTCCAGTCCGCGTGGATTCGGGCGGTGGCGTCCATGCGTATTGGCTATTTGATCAGGACATTCCCACCGAGGAGTGGAAGCCCTACGCACTCAAATTCAAACAGTTATGTTTGGATCACATCAAGATTGATCCTGCTGTCACAGCGGATGCAGCGAGAATCCTGCGCTGTCCTGAGACGTTTAATTACAAGAAGGACGAACCTGTACCGACTCGCCTGCTTGATGAAGACTTTGGGCAGTACAGTTTTGAAGACTTCAAGGACTTTCTGGGTGTCGTCGAACCCGATACTAAGTCCCTGTTGGACATGTTCCCCAAGGGCTTGGACGAAGATACGAAGAAGATAGCGCGGCTCGACAACTACGAGACCACGTTCCAAGACATTGCTGAGAGTAGTCTGAGCGGCGAGGGCTGCGCTCAGATCAAACATATCCTGATGAATGCCGCCACGTTGGAAGAGCCAATGTGGTATGCGGGGTTATCGATTGCACGGCATTGCACCGATTGGGAATCTGCCATCCACCTCATGTCTGAGGATCACCCCGGCTATAACTATGAAAACACCGTTAAGAAAGCCAACCAAGCATTTGGTAAGCCCTTCTCGTGTGAGAAGTTTGACGAACTCAACCCCGGTGGCTGTGAAGGATGCCCCCTCAAGGGGCGAATCACAAACCCACTTGCTATCGGAAAGCGGCTCGTCGAAGCCCCGACAAAGGAAATGTCCGAGGAGGACACAGTTCGGCTCTCGGAGAATCCCCAAGAGATTCCTACATTCCCACCATTCTTGAAGCCATACACTCGTGGCCGCAACGGGGGTGTGTATTTTGTGCCTCCTCCCAAGGTAGACGAGGAAGGTGTGAAGCGGCAGGAAGACCCGATCTGTCTGTCAGTAAATGATCTATTTCCTGTTAAGAGAATGTATAGCCCAGCGGACGGTGAGTGCATGTTGATGCGCCACCTGATGCAGCACGACCCGATGCGAGAGTTCATTCTGCCAATGAGTTGGGTCTACGCGATTGATTTCTTTAAAAAGATCCTCAGTAGTAACAGCGTTACCTTTCTTCCGACCCACTTGGTTCACCTACAGAACTATGTAATCAAGTGGAACCAATACTTAATGAGCAAACACAAGGCTGAAATTATGCGTATGCAAATGGGATGGACAGAGAATCACGATGCGTTCGTGATTGGCGCACATGAAATTATTCCGACCGGAGAAACGGTGAAGGCGTCTGCCAGTCCGTTGGTACGGAACATTTCTAAACTACTGAACCCGGTTGGTGAGTACGATCTGTGGAAGGAATCAGCCAACGCGCTGAACGCGCCGGGTTATGAGTTGCATGCCTTCGGTATGCTCTGTGGATTCGGCTCTCCTCTTATGTACCTGACCCCGACTGCGGGTGTATGCGTGTCCTTCGCTAGTGCCGAGTCAGGCACGGGTAAGACGAGTGCCATGTATTCAGCCTTGTCTATCTGGGGTGATCCGCGAGAACTCAGCGTGTTGGATGGCAACGCAACGGACAACGCTTTCGTTGGACGTTTGCTTAACCTGAAGAACCTGCCGCTCGGTATCGATGAGGCATCGAACGCAGACCCCGAGGCTATCTCTCGTCTGGCTCACCGGATCTCGCAGGGTAAGGCCAAGTTGCGTATGCAGTCTTCGGTCAACGCAGAACGTGATTTGGAGATGACGGCATCGCTGATTGCTATCTTTACTACGAACTCTCCGCTCTACGATAAGTTGCAGCAACTGAAGGCAAGCCCGGATGGTGAGGTGGCTCGTATCGTTGAGTTCGATGTGAAGCGGCCGCACAGCCTGACCCGCGAAGTGGGTATGAAGTTGTTTAATCCATTCCGCTTCAACTATGGGCATGCAGGCCCAATGTTCATCAAGTACGTATATAAGATCGGCGTAGACGAGGTTAAGCGCAAGATTGAGAAGTGGCAGTATCGCTTCCGTGAGGACTTCGGCGACGACGTAAGCCATCGCTTCTATGAGAGTCTGGTAGCAGCGGCGTTTGCAGGTGGTGAGATTGCCAACGAAGCCGGGATCATCAGCCTTGATCTGGAACACATTTATCAGAAGGTCTTAACTGACATCATGGACATACGTGACCGAGCGGTGAAGATTGATCCGAGCGACTACAAGACTCTGCTTGGTGAGTTCTGCAACAACAATCAGTCCACGTTCTTGATCTTCGATGGCGAGCGTCTGGTCAACCAGTACGACCCGAGGCAGTTGATCGGGCGTATCGAGATGGATACAAAGATGTACTACGTATCACGCACAGAACTGAATAAGTTCTTGGCCTCACGTGGCATCAGCATCCGCAAGTTTGAGCACGTGATGACTTCGCAGGGGTTGTTGGTTGACACCAAGAAGAAGCGTCTTGGCGCAGGTTGGAAGGGTGGTTCAAGTTTCCATCCGGTCTGGGCGTACGCATTCAAGGACGAGAACGTAGAGAACTTGGTGAATGAACTCCGTAAGGATTGAGGAACCGGAGTGGCTGTTCCCTTTCGACTTCATGAAGATTGGGGACAGTTTCTTCGTGCCTACTCTCAAGCCAGCCGAGATGGTCTACAAGATAGACACTTCAGCTAAGAAAGCAAAAGTGAAAGTCAGGGTATACCCGTCCAGTAAAGACGGGCTTATCGGTGTCCGTGTGTGGAGGCTTGCTTAAGGATTCACGCCGTACTGTCGGAAGGTTTCGATCATGCCGCGCTTGATGTAGTTCTGCTCCAAGTCGATCTGATCGATGATCTCTTTCTTCTGCTTCGGTGTGTAGTTCTTATTACTCTGCACAGCGTTGCGGATAGAGCGTAGATCCCGTATGCGATTGTTAATCTGCTTGTTGTAGATGTAGACAATCGCCTTGTCATTCGGATTGCGCTCGTAGTACCGACGCAGCGGCTCAATGTCTCCGTTCAACTTGGCAGTATTCTCAAGAGAGCGGAGCGTGTCAGCCTTGTCCTGAATCTTCTTCTCTACCTGTGCAAACTCACGGGCATCGTAGTTCGACTTACGACCGATGAAACTGCTGAACAGCACGAGATCAGACTTGGCATCGAAGTCCTTATCTCCCGCCGCCGTCAGGCCGATGCCGTATGCGCTATGCGCGATACGCGAGATACCGTCTAAGTAATTATTAGTCCAGAAGTACAACGTGTTCGGTTGAACTTTGATATCGCCGTTTGTGAACTCAAACATGCCCTGCGCCATCGTCTTATAGAGTTCAGGCACGTTCTTGCCACCCGTGTAAGCCTCACCGTACTTGGTCGCACGGTTGTTGTAGATCTCACGACCGAGGCCATCGACGTTCATCGCAAACTCAACAAAGGGACGCGCTGCTGAAGGCACGATGGAGTCCACGATCCACGCCGGGAAGTTCTCCGTAGGATCGATACGCGACACCGGCAACGGCATGAACGAGTCCAAGGCTACGTTCGTCATGTTCACAGCCATGTCTTGCATGGACGTTTTGCCAAAGGCGGCACCCGCTACCTGTGCGCCAGCAGCACCGAACGCACCAAGACCGAAGCCCCACGGCAGTTGCAGAAATCCTTCCTTGCCGATGATGCCAAGCGGCAGACGCAGGTTGCGCGTCCACAGAGCCATGTCATCCGTCTCGACTTTGTTGCGACCTAACTCATCGTCATCCGAGGCCATGTAAGCCATGAGATACAACGTCGCACCCGCACCGAGGAGGCCATACACCGTAGCCCGAGCCATGTCCTGTTGTTTGGTAAAGTTCTCACGGAACTTGGCCATAGCCTCCGGGTTGTCACGAATGCCGGGTGGCAACCGGGCTTCAGCAGCCTCTAGGTTCTGAAACAGCGGAGCCATTGAGTCGAAGGCACGGACAGCACCCGTCGCAGCCGGACGGAAGAACATAAAGAGTGCGCCTGCCGTTCTGCCGTATTCACCGACCTGCTCAAAGTTAGCGAGGTTCTTAGCGTAGGCAGCGGCTTCCTGACGGGCTTCGGCTTCTGTAGCGTCACGCGCCATAGCGTTGGCCTTGGCTACCGAGTAGGCAGCAGCACGGCTCGTAAATTCAAACGAGTCTGCCCAGATATCAACCCACTTGTTGATCTGCTCGGAGGTACGTGCGTACTTCTGGTTGCCGATGCTCTTGGCAAGTTCTTCCTTCTGGCTCTCCAAGGCCAGACCCTGTACGTACGAAACTCGACCGCCTTCCTGTAGATACTCAAGAATGTTGGCAACATCAGGATCTTTCTTAGCCATCGCCTCAATCTCGGCGATCTTTCCTTCCGCATACAACTTGGAGACACGACCCGTTTTGACCATGCCGACCTTGGCGATCTGTGCAGCCACCGCACCGATGTAATCAAACGCCGCCTTCGGCCCCATTTCCGAACTCATCGTGAAGGCGTTGGTTAGCGCGTCACGGACGAAGTTGTACGGGTAGAACGCCGGGTTGTATCGGGTATGGAAATGACCGATGCCGCTCGTGATCTTGTTGGCAAACTCAATGAACGGACTCGGGGTCTGATACGCACGACGGATCGCATCACGCATCACGTTATCATTGATGGTGAAGACTTCGATGTTGCCTTCCGGTGTGTAGTGGAAGATCTTGTTCTCGCCACGCAACTCAGACGGATCGAACCCTTTGTAGCGGTCTTCGAACTTGACGACCTTGGGGTTCTTGCTACCCCGGATGTAGCCGTCCTGAATGAGATTCTTAATGGCTTGGGTAACTCCGCCCCGCCCGGCCCGCATCGCAGACTTTGTACCATCTGAGAGCATCTGCAAGATCACGTTCTCAGAGTCTGACTGACGGCCTTCGAATGCTTGCGCGGCTTCGGACAGTTCGCCACCGAGACGCTTGCCGCCAATCTCAAACCGCTCATCGCCTTCGCTGACATCAGTCTCTTTGGGTGGCTTACCCTTGAACGGCACGTAATGCTGATAGCCGTAAAACTTTACGATGTTTTCAACCGGCTGCGTCCAATAGTTTGCCTGCTTATCAAGGAACTCGGAGTTGGCTTTGATCGCCTTCATAGCGTCGAGCAACTGTTTCATTGACGCAGCGGTTGCTTCTTCTTTTTGGTCAGCTTCGAAGTCACGCATCGCTTCAGCAATGAGTTCCTTATCCAACGTGCCGAGCACCGTGTATTCAGGCGCGTCTTCGTTTATAGACATCGTACCGGGCTTAGCCTTGGTCGTGCTTACGCCGTTTTCATCCGCATACTTCTGAACGAGTTGCTCAAGAACTCTCCGATAATCTTTAACTTTGCCGTTGCTGACCAAATCTTGTGGCTTATGCAACTCACGGAGGATGAACTCACGCAGCATCGCAGGGGTACCCTCGACACCAAGCACCTTGCTACGAACCTTGGTCGTATTGTTAAGCGGCACGTTCATCAAGTACTTCACATGCCTGCGTTCCGGCTCGTGTTGGGCGGTCAAGTACAAGTTCAGGCGAGCCAACGCCGTATCTACATCGATACCCTTGGCGTTCGCGTAGTCTTTGATTGCCTTGTGAACGTCGTCGTAATGACGCTGCATGTACTGCGTCATATTGTGGAAGGTTTTACCCGACGACAGAGCGATCAGGTCATAGACGTTGTTAGCGTCTTCACCGCCATACTTCAGCAATCCTGCACGACGCAACTGCTCTTGCAACCAGACCAACGGACGACGGTCGTTTTGGAACTTACGAGCAAGCCACTCATAGCCATCCTGACCAGAGAAGAAGTTCGCTAATTTCTTGGCCGTGCTTGGCTTGTCGTACTTCGCCTTGTTTCTGGCTTTGTCGGCAGCAACTTTCTCTTCTACCGTCATCTTCTGAATAGGAGCAACGAGACGCGCACCCTTACCACGCCGACCACGGGCAGGCAGAGGAGCCACATCCACGCCCTTCTCAGGTGCAGAAATGATGTATTGAAGAGCCTGCGATGCCTCAAGCAGCAGGTTGCCTTGATAGCCAGCCTCGCCCGGTACTAAGCGACTCGTGCCGGAGACTTCTGGAGGAAGTACGTTCTCGTCGAGAATGCGACCCTTAGTCCCCTTGCGGCTATCAATACCAAACATCTTAGCCAACGCCTCCGTGAACTGATTCCACAGAGTCGTGACACGCTTGGTGTACTTGGCAAGATTGGGACGGGAGATCTTTGCTAGTTCGCGCTGTAAGTTCTTGTCGGTAGCCACGCCACTGACAAACTCGTATACGTTCTCAAACTCATTACGGAACCGGCCACCGAGCTTCTTCTTTGCCTCGGTGTAGATTTTAATCATGTGTTCAGCGCCGTCACGCTGACTAGGCGTAAGACTGTCTGGTGCAGTCTCAAAAGCCCTTAATATCTTTACAGTCGCAGCGTGTACCGCTTCGTGCAGGAAGACCTTGCTTGAGAGACCGTCACGTGTGAAGTAGAACGTGTTGGTCTTCGGATCATACTCAGCAAGACGGTTGTCCTGCCGCAGTCGGGTGAACACATTCGGATCTGTGTTTGCATCACCTTCAATCTGCACCGCAGAGTCTTGGAAACTGACACGGCTAAGAAGCTCTGTCAGACCTGACAGAACCTCAGATACTTTAATACCTATCTGGCGCTTTTCATCCGCTTCAACGCGGCGTCCACCAATCGCAGGCTTGGCCTCAACGATAGTATCTGTGATGTCTTCAGCAAGAGCAGGTTTGCCCCGCTTGACATCCTGCATGACTTGTTTGCGCGGCTGAGCCAGAAGAACGCTTCGGCTCTGATCAACGTCTTGGGATATGAAGTCGATAGCGTTATTAACGCCATTACGCAGTTGCGCTTCTAGTTGAAGGTTGAAAGGCTCTGCTTTTTCAGTCGCAGACAAGCCACCCGCATCTTCACGGGCAGCACGGCGCTGTGCCTCAGCCTCGTTCGTCTTCAGTTCAGCATCGAGTTCAGCCTTGCTCTTGAACGGCTTACCCTGCTCTACTACAAGATCGGTCAGGAAGTTGATCCTGTTACGAATAGATACAATCTGTGCATCAAGAGCAGATTCTTTCTTATCTAATGCAGCGGTCTTGTTTTTGGGAAGACGCTCAAATTGCGTATAGACAGCACCGAGTTTTTTGGCAAGAGCGGCAACTTCTCTAACAGTATCTTGCTCAGCATCTTCAGGCAGAAGCGTAGTTAGATTGTCTAAGTTGACCGTCAACTCATTCAGGGCAACCTTGCGCTGCTCCTTACGCTGAACAACCTCTGCCTGAGCCTGCGCTTTCTTAGTTAATGCAGGCTGAGATGCCTCCGCTCCGACATCAAGTCGCTCAGCAGCAGGTGTAGCAGCCCCCAATCCTGAAGTTTCAGTTCCTTCAAGGTCTGATCCTGCGGCAACTGATCCCGATGGAGGCACTCCAACGCCTCCTGCACCTGCTCCAACGTCAGTCGGTTCAGCAGTGACATCTGCAATTCCTGCAACGGACTCATCAGGTTGTACTCCTTGAGTGACATTAGACCTAGCCCTATCAACTGCTTCTCGTAGTCTCGCAATAGTTTTTTCAGGAGCATCTTTAGAAGAAACTTCTAAGCCAATATTCCGTGCAATGTTATTAATTGCTACTGGAGATAAAGGGACGCCGCCTAAATCAATACGAGCTAACAAATCCGCAGCCTGCTTGATCTCGGGCGGCAGATTCTCGTCTACATTAACTGTTGGGGCTGCTGCGCCAACTTCAACGGCAGCAGGTTCTCCAGCGGCAGTCGCAGTTTCAGCAGCCTGTGCTCCGGTAGGAGCGGCTTCCTGTTGTGCTTGTTGTGCGGCTTGGGCTTGTGCTGCGGTTTCATCCGTTACAACTTCTTCTAAATCAGTCTCGCCTTCTTTGCCCACGTAGGGCAGCACATCAACTTCGGGCGCGTTGACTGTAAACTTACCGTCTTTCAAAGAGACGATCTTGTTCTTTTGTAGTTCCCTAAGAGTCTTCTTGGCATCCTTGACCGACAGGCCAAGCTCATCAACCAACTTGTTTACGTGGTCGCTTACCTTTACTTCGCTGCCAAACTCACGAACAACGCGCTCGGCATTAGCCAGCAGCGTATTATCAATCTTCGCAGGCTCAAGTTTCTCTGCGGCTGTCTCAGCCGATACAGGCTCACCTGCCGCTGCTCGGGCGGCTTCCGCCGCTTCTCTCTTAGCCTTCTCGTCAGCAAGTTGTTTCTCACGCAACGCTTCTTCAGCCCTGCGCTTCTCGTTACGAGTACTGACAAAGCCAGACGCACCACCAAGGCCACCGCCAAGGAGAACCGCGCCAGCACCGGCTTCGATGTACTCACTCTTGGCTTCAGAGTCAGTCAGAGACAGGCCAGCCTGCCAACGCTCAACTGCTGTCTGTGCGATTTCTTGTGGGACTTCGAACGCCACACCCTTGGCTATGCCACGAGCAACACCGCCCTTGAACGTGAGGGATTTGTTTTGTATCGCTTCAGCCAATTTGTCTGAAGCTTCCTTGGCCCCTTTCTCACCACTCTCGCCAAAGAGTTTTCCAACCAACGGGAATGATTTAAACAGGGGCTGGAAGAACTTGAAGCCAACAACGTCCAACGCCGTGGACGCGCCTGCACCGGCAATCGCTTTGCCAACGGAGGTCTCTTCAGCCTGACGGCCTTCGGCAATGGCTCGCTCTTGTTCCTCTGCCTGCCGGATAAGATTTGACGTTGTGTACTGAGTGCCGAGTGCAGCCACGCCACCAATCGGGCCAGTAGCCACGCCAGCCACAGCCGGAGCAGCCAACGCACCTGCCGACGAGCCAAGTACTTGCTTAGCCCAATCTAGCGCACCCGGTAGATCCTTGATGTCGGCAAAGGCCGTCGTGTCGAACTCATCGCCACCGGCTTGCTCAAGCAATGCTTTACGAGTAGCGGCCTTTTCTTCAGGAGTATCGGCAGCAGCAAACTTAGCCGCAGCAGGTGCAGCCTTTAGAGTAGTAGCAGCTTCTTTGAAGGACTCAGCAAAGCCAGCCTGTCTACGACCAGTCGGTTGTGCGCCAAGCCGTCTACGAATAGCCGCAATGACCTGCTCACGAGTAGCCCCTTCCGGGCCATCGATACTATAAGTTTTACCGTCCGGCCCAGTAATCTCGTAGGTAGGCATTTACTTAACTCTTACTTGGCCCCAGCCTTCATCGCTCATACCGCCGCCAAGACCAAGATTGCCTAGGCTACCCAATCTTTCTTTCTCCATAGCAGCCTCGGCCCTTAAGCCCTGTACGATTACAGAAGCGTCAAGTTGCATCAGTTTTTCAAGCTTAGCAAGGTAGTTTTGCTGCTCTTTCGGAGTCTTAGCGTATAGATATTTACGCTTGAGGTCACGTATCGGGTCGCGGTTCTCTATGTTTGCCCGCTCCGCAATAGCCATCTGTTCACGGGCACGAGCCTCGGAAACATTAAACTGTCTAGTGTTTTCAGTAAACGTAGCAAGGTTTGTTTGGGCTTGACGGAGATTGTCAGCAAGTTTTTCTTCTCGCTCGATATCTTTATCAATCTTACCTTCCTTGCGCTCTTGCTGATAACGCTGTATTGCCAACACCTTGTCTTCCAGATCGTTCTGAAGACCTCGGTATTCCTTGTTGACATCAGACATCATCTTGGCACCTTCAGAGGCACCTTCACCAAACGCACCAAGCAGTGAAGCACCGGGCTTGGAAGCCGCAGCAGCCATCTTGAATCCGGCCTGTGCCAGAGCCATGTAAGCGTCACGCTTCTTATCGCCGGACAATTTAGAGATACGCTCCTCAATTTTGGTGAGTTGCTTCGGAGTCATATCCTCAATGCCAGCGGCGCGATACCGAGCCTCACGGTCTTCAGGCTTCGCGTTCTTAAGAGCATCGACCTGATCGCGCAGGATCTTGAGACCCTCATTAACACCGCCCGTACCCGCTGAAGCGCCGCCAGCAGAAGGACGACGGATATTTGGATCACCTTCCGTACCCGCCAATGTGAAGAAGTCGCCCTGCCCTCTCGGGCCACGACGCGCAGACGGGCCTTTCGGTAGCGGCTGTTGACCCGTAGCAGCGGCTGCGGCAGCGGGATTGACCGGAGTAGTAGCACCCGGCACAACTTGATTGGCACCAAGATTGCGGAGAATACGTTCGTTCATCGCCGCGCCGCCACCAGCAGCAATCTCTTCATCCGAAGCATACGGCGAACCAAACGCCTCACGAATGAACGGAGAGTTGACGTACTCGTTAGCAGCCGTAACGCCTTCACCTTGTTTACGTTGTTCAGTGGCAACGCCAGCCTGACGAAGAAGAGCAATCTCTTCTGGCGTACGCATCATCGGAGACTTCTTAAGGATGCGAGCAACCTCGGCTTTCATCTCCGTATCACCGCCATTCTGAAACGCCACGATGCCGCCACCAGCAAACTTGGCTCTGTCCATGACGGGGGCAGGGAGACTGCCAACACCCTGATCACGATTCGGCGGCGGGGCTATCGGAGCGGCAATACCTTGCTGTTGTGCCTCAATATCTTGAGCCACGGTGCTTTGAGGAGGCTGGGCACCAGCGCCTTGTCCGCCTGCACTCTTCAGTTTTTGATATCTCAGGACAAGACCTGCAAGACGGGGATCGGCCCCCATCGACAACAAAAACGCAGGGACTTGATCAGGCGGAATCTTCTTATCGGCAATGAACTTTTCCGTGGCAGCAACACGGGGGTCAAGTGTGCTCAGACCAGAAATATTCATGATTCCTTAACCCCCCTTCATTGCGCCGTAGATACCGGCAAGGCCGGTGCCAGCACCGATAAACTGACCCATCGCGCTCGGCGGAGCCTGATATAGCGACGATATCGCACCCTGTGCCGGGGTACCACGCAGGATATCTGACATGAAGCCAAGTTGCGCGTACGGGTAACGCTGTTTGGCAAGGAAGTCCTGATACTGCTGGTCGAGTCTCTGCTGCTCCATACCCTGCAACTGAGCGCCAAGTCCCATCTGGGCTTGATTGACCGCCTGCTGCTGACCGAACTGAGTCTGACCCAACTGACCAAGCGTACCCGCCGCAGCCAACTGTTGCTGAATACCCTGCAAGCCAAGGTTCGCGCCGAACTGACGCGACTGATCCGCAAGCTGTGCGCCCTGCAAGCCGAACTGAGCCATCTGGCCACGCTGACCAAGAGCCTGCTGCTGAGCCTGAAGTTGTGCGGCTTGATTAAGTTGCTGCGCCTGCAAACCCTGTTGAGCGCCAAGACCTTGAGTCTGTAGCGCCGCTTGAAGATTCGCCTGACCCCGCGTGAGGCCAGCCTGTTGATTAGCAAGAGCCGCTTGAAGCCCAGACTGAGTGCCCAACTGCTGCACACCAAGGCGAGCAGCAAGGTTCTGCTGACCCGTCGTAAGACCCGCAGCCTGATTAAGTTGCTGAGCCTGCATCAAAGCCGCACGGTCTGCACCGAACTGCTGCTGAGCCTGTTGGAACGCCTGCTGACGACCCGTGGCTTCAATACCACCAAGTTGTTCTTGCAAACCCTTGCGAGCCTCGGCCTGTAGCAAAGCCTCACGAGTACCACCACGCGCACCGGCACGAACACCAGCCGCCTGAAGAGCCGGAATGTTTCGGGCGTAGTCTTTAATTGCTGACTGCTTCTGTTGCTCCACTACATCCTGCATGTAGGGAGACATGTACTCACGAGACTGCGCTGTGCCAAACCTTTCAGCCTGAACCTGCTGAGCCGGATCCATTTGATACTGCTGAAGTTGACCAATGCCTACTTGTTGCGGTTCAGACATCTGATACTGCTGCAACTCAGGAGCCTGAACGCCCGTGTAGGAAACGTCCATCGGCTGATAGAACTGACGCTCCTGCATCGGCTGATAGGTGTCACGCAGACGCTGCGCTTCCAAGCCAGCCAGACCCGCAAAGCCGGTAGCCTGACCAAGCTGACTTGCAGGCCCCATGTTGGCGACATTCTGGAACGCCTGATTCTGTAGCGGGTTGAACCCCGCCGTGCGCTGACCGCCATACTCTTGGTACGGCTGGCCGTAAGTCAGTTTTTCCGCTTCACCCAGTACACGGGTGGCATACGGTTTTGCCCAGTCCGGTATCGTGGTCTGGGTAATTGTTTGTTGGGTAGGTGCTGCACTACCGCCACCGCCACCGCTGCTCATAGTTAAACCTCGTCAAAAAATTTTTCAAACACGACGGTCTTAACCGTATAGCCACGTTTTTTGACATGTGGCTCCCAACCGGGGCGACCAAAAAACTCTATCCCCGCACACCCAGCGTCCCTTGCAAAGTGATCCGCAGTCTCGTGCATGACATCTTCCACATACTTCATGTGGTTAGGCTCCATCGCACAGTACTGGATCACGAACATCTTACTCTGCGGATACTGCTTGATCTCGGTGATCACGTAGCCGTGGATCTCTTGGGTCTCCGGATCGAACACCACCCACAACTGCATCTGCCCGGTCAGTACGAACCGAACGATGTCATCGACACTAGAACGCCCTTTCGTCCAATCTTCAGACTTCTGAAGATATTTGATTAACGGAGAGACCATATAGCTGATCTGACCGTAAGGGACTAGGGAAATAGTAAGGTTCATCAATAACCGCCTAACAAAGCGCCAAGCCCAGTCCCAGTAGAAACCGGCTGTCTCTTCACTTCATACTTGGAAGCATCAAATCCGGCCTGACCGTAGCCAATACTGTTCAAGTACTCTTTGGCTTTTTCATTCTGACTCGACTGACCAAGCGTACCTGCCGCAGCCATCTGCTGCCGAAGACCCTGCAAGCCAAGGTTCGCATCGAAAGGCATCCTTGCTCGATCATCAGACATCATGTTCGCACTAGGGTCTTTGTACCCCAACGAATTAGCAATTTCTAAGTCACTGACTTGTGCAAACGGATTTACGCCACCTACCTCGCCAGTTAATGGATTGACATACGGGCCTGCGGAGGCACTATTTTTTCTTTGCATCAACCGCTGATAATCGGTCATGTTAGACGCTGCCAACTGCTGCTGATACGCAGGGTTATTTATATTGTCTGAAGCTACACCTCGCGTAGCTTCAACCGGAACCGCTCCGGGGCCACCGTACTGAGGTGTTTGGTTTGTCGGGACAGCATATTCACGGCCCGGTCGTCTTCCCCACGAGTCAGACATCATCTGCAAACCATCTGGCCCCGCGCGAACTTCACGCAATGCACTAGGCGGAACATAGTCCGGGTTGTTCTGAAGTCCAGCAGGAGCCTGCGGAGCATACTGACCTGAATACTGCATCTCACCGGGCGGCTTGGGAGCGTCGAACGGTGAGGACTGTGATCTGTACGGACGGCGCTGAGCATAAAAGTTCTGGCTATAAGGACTCATAAAGCCCTGCTGTTGCTGCGGCGCGTAGAAACTGCTCTGCGTATAAGCCTGCTGTTGAGGAAATGCCTGCTGATAGAACGACGGCTGCTGCGGAGGCATATAAACCTGCGGCTGCTGCTGAGCATACGGGTTCTGTGCAGACGGGAATCCACCCTTACCACCGGGAGCAGATGAGGCAGGAGAGTCAACGCTTACTTGACTGCTCCCACCCGTCGTGCCGGTTGAGTAGTTGGATGTAGGTGCTGGTGCGCCGCCGCCACTGCTCATTATTTTTTCCTCGGCAGATACTTCTCGGCCTTCACTTGCGGAGCCTGACGAGTCTTGCCCGTACGTGCTCTGCGGATGTTGTCCATCATCTTATAGAGTTTGCGCGAGCCAGCCTCGGAGGAGCCGTTGCCCAAATGCGACACCACATCGGCAGGAACAACAAACTCACCATCGGCTAACCGGGCAGGCTGACGACCTTTGCGGCCACGGATTTCGGCAGGAATATCATCAGACATACCATCGCCGGGGCCACGGAGCATACGGCCACCATCAGAGTAGCTACCCAACTGTCCGCCAGCGGCGTACATATTGTCCATGCCCATACCGTAATCTTGCATGTAGTTCTGCATGCCGTAGTCCTGCATATAGTCCTGCACACCACGGTTCATGCTGCCGATATCCATCATACCGTTCATGGCTAGGTTGTCGCCCATATCGGTCATGCCCGAATACATCGGATCAGAGAACTGATCAATCCCGGTCAGGTTGCCCGTTGCAGCACCCGTGTTTTGATTCATGCCACCGAAGTTCTGATTCATGGCATTAAAGTCTTGATTCATACCACCACCAGACCCCGGCAACTGCGTGAAGTCGAGGTTATTAAAGTCCGGGGTATATCCCTCGACGAACGGGTTAGCCACACCGGGCATCCGGGTATCGTTCACATTCTGCATCGGGTTAGTGTTCTGACCAGCCCGATAGTCACGCATGGCTTGCTCGACAGTCTCCCTGTCTACACCAAACTGGCTGAGAGCATCCCAATCAAAGTTGTTGGGATCAAAGGTGTCCTGACCACCACCCGGTGTTCTAGGCGGGGGCGGCGGGGGAGCAGGCGGCTTGGGCTGATCCGGCACTTTGACATCCGGCGGAGGCGGCGGGGGAGCCACGTAAGTCGGAGAAGTCTTAGGCGCAGTCGGGCCAGATGTGGCCACAAACTTGTTCAGATCAGACATGTACTGCTGAAGAGCAGGGTTCTGCTGGGGTGCCTGCTGCGGAGCCGACAAGAGACTCTGGTAATAATTTCTCAGATCTTGCTGTGGATCTTGCTGCGGCGGAGGCTGCGGGGCAACGTCGCCACCCTCGGCATAGCCCGGAAGACCGGGGTACTTATTGACATATCGACCACCAAGGAAGCCCTTATCCGGGTCGTAGCCTTCGGAGATGTAGTACAGATTCTCTTCGTCCGAACCCTTGGGCGGCTTGTATTCGGGGGTCATGACGTTAGCCGCAGTCATACCAAGCGAGCCAATGCCCGTCGCACCCAACGTCGAGCCAAGACCCTTCGCAGCCGCACTAATGCCAGCATCCTTCAATGCCGAGACGCCGCCCAGAAGGTTAGAACCGTACGTCTTGACGCCTTGTTTTGCCGCTTCTTGTGCAGCCGTCTGGAGCGTACTCTTGGCCGCTTCGCCGCCCAAAGTCTGTTGCAGAGACGTATAGTTTCGCCAGCACCCACAAGGCCAGCCGCTGCAAGGGGGCCAACACCGGGAATAAATGACAAACCTACGCCAAGCAAGGTTGGCAGTAGTTTCTTGAGGAACGACGCCTCATAGAGACCAGTTTCTGGGTTAATGGAAAGACTACCGCCAGCAGCCATCGCTAGGCTCTGAAGTCCTTGGACTTCGCCCGGAGTCATGTGAACGAGCATGGAATCCCCGTTCCGACCTTGCGCGGAGAGAAGGGAAGCGATGCCACCAGACGGATGATTCAAATTCATACTTCCCCCACGGGGTCAAGTTTGGGTGATGTTAGCATTTTCGATGGCCGTATTGGACACCCACATAACGGTCAGGATGACAGACGGAATCTCAGGAATGTTGCCACTAGCAGGTGCGGCTAGAAGAATCGCGGCGGTGTCCGGCGACTGCCAAGCCAACTCAACATAGTCTTTTGCTCGTAAGGTCAGCATCCAATTCCAAGCCGCCACAATCTCATTGTTCGGGCCGTCAATAACAATTTTAGTAGCTGAGTGCGGCACGTTCTGACCGTTGATACGAATCCAAATAAAAACGTCGCTTGCGCCACCGCCCGTCTTGTCTAGCTGGGCTGAGAATTGGATGTTGTATATGCCAGTCTGCGTGATGTAAACCCGAGTTGTGTCTTTCTGAACGGCATATTGCGTGCCGCCGCCCGAGTCATACACCCGGTTAAATTTCATCAGATTGACTTGGTTGGCTACGGGATTTGTCTGCGTCGTCGTGTCGTAGAACGAGCCGTGCGGGAACGGGGCATTGATAGCGTTGACGACCTGATTCTGGAAAAGTCGCAGCACGTTGCTGTACTGCTCTTGAAACCGTTGCTCATAGTTAGCCGGAGCAATCGGCAAGCTCGGGTTAGCGATGTTTCTAATTGGGCCGTCTTGGAATGCCATCAGCGTCGTCCGTCCGGCTTCACATCAATACGCATGGCACCCATCTGCCAAGCCACGCCTTTCTCGTTTGAATCTAACCGGAACGCCATCTGACGACCCCGGACACGGGTGTAGACCTGACCAGTGAACTGCTGAATCGGGATCGTTGCCGTGCGGGTCACAGTCGGGCTATCAGCGTTGGTGTAATTAGATCCTGAGTTCTGCCGAGGCCGTACAGTCAAAGTCACAGTCGGCGTACTCGTAGTAGACCCAGCAAACGTCAGGTCAGGCAACATACGCCAGACGTAACCAAACGTCTCACCATCAGAGATATCAAAGTCTGACGACTCAATGTATGCCTCAATCGGCAGCGACGGAGACTGCGAAACGTCATCGTTACCAATCTCGTGGAACAGAACTTGGTTCTGCACCCTGAACGTGATGGGGCTGTAACCAACATGACTTGCCGCCGTAGTCCCGTTCACGCCACGTACGCAACCGTTGAGCGAGGTATCACCCTTACTTGTGTAGGTGATTTGTTCAGAGTTGATCGTGACCGTGCCGGTGTTGGGGTACGAACTTGCATCCAGCACAGGAAGTATCGTGGCAGATGAACTCAGCGTCAGGCTCGTCAAATAAGTATTGGCTACGCTAAAGCAACCAAGCGGGTACTGGCGAAGACCCGGCGAGTCCAACCATGCCGTGCGATCCATCGTGCCGTAGTACCAAATACGTTCTAGGTGGTTATAGATGACGTATCGGTTGTTTACGATGCTGTCGGCAGACGGGTAGAACCACCAGATCTCGTTGTAGCCTTCGTTCGTGCCGCAGACGATCTGACTGAACTGGCTCGTATTGATGTCGGTGTAGACATACTGGCGGAGCGTGCAAGGCAGCGTCTCAACGCGACCGGAGTACATGTAGAACTTGTCCACACCCATCCAGTACACGACGTTATTAACGGCGATTCCGGCGTTGGGAGAGATGATGGAGATGTTGTCCATCAACAAGTTGATGCCCCAAATGTACGGAGGGCCAAGGTACTGCATTGAGAAGAGGGCCGAATCCGTCCAGATCAGGATTTCCTGCCGGGTATCCAACGCACATTGAATGAACGAACCGTGCGAGAGAAGTTGCTCACCCGACTGGTTGGTTGCGGCAGGAACCCAGTCATACGCATTGTCAGCATCTGACCAGCGCACCAGCATCGGATCAAAGTCAGACGTAAACGTGTCAGGGCTGTACGGATTAGAGCCAAAGCAGATCGTAAAGTTACTGACGCTTGAGGTCATGACCTGATTGGTTTGCTCAGGAATGTGCCGACCCGCGTAGCTAATCGTGATGGTTGAGATAGTCGCTGAAGCCGTAGTCGGAGCCGAAATCGGTACAGACAAACCGCCGTCGTATGCAGTAGTTACATACGTCCCCGCCGCCAACCCAGTACCCGTCAAGACTGCGCCAGACTCAATACCGAACGAATCAGCAATCGTAATGGTAGTTACAGTTGACGAGAACGCAGCCGTGGTTGTTGCTCGGATCGTCTGGTTGGCAATATCAGAAAGCAACACAGCGCGGTTGTAGTTTGCCAAGTCCAACGGCCAGTAATAGATCGGGCCACGACGGTAGTTGAAGATCAAGTCGTCGTTAAAGTTGTCCTGCGTCCAGAGGCGTGCTTCCGTACCTGACGGCAAAGCAGAACCCCAACCGCCTGTTCCCCACGGGGGCATACCCCAGCCCACACCACCGTAATACGTAGGCAGGCCAGCAGAAATCTGTAATTGAGCGATGACAAGCGAACCGCCACCAGACCCAGATCCGGTAGCGACGTTAGGAGCCACGATCTCGTAAGAGTTGGACGTAGGTATGCCAACGATCTGGAACTCGCTATCAAAGTTGATGCCGTTGATGACACCGCTACTGGCTACGTTAGAAAAGGTAACGTAGGTGCCGATGGTCGAAGCATGACCAGAATGAGTAACGGTGACGAGAAGACTGCCATTCGTCGTCGTAAACGGATTGGCTGCAATCGTGCCTGAGAAAGCCAGCGGGGTAACGTCGTAATACGTACCCGTATTTTCAATGTAATACTTGGTGTTGGTACCAACAGCCAGCAGGTTGCTGCCAGCGAACGTGATCCAGTTCCACAGGGTGTGGCACATGCCCTTGAATGTGTTAGTTGTCTGGTTAACCCAGCCACCTAACTTTTCGGCGTAGCCAGAACGGAACCGCACCTTGTCGCAAGAGTAGTAGCCGCCCTCGTTGGCATAGCTAGTAGACTCTCTATTGATACCCGGTCGGAACTCTAGTTTCGTGAGTGGCATTACCGTACTCCTGACAGGTACAACGCACGTTCGTCGTTGCGCCTCTTAACCAAACCCGGCAGAACTCTACCACCCGCCTTCGTCCATTTCAGGAACTCGTCAGCCGCCTCGTCGAAGTCGCCCCGATTGGTCTTCATCCGCAGAGAAGATCTCTGGAGATTACCTAGTCCGACATTGAACGAAAAAGATACGAGAGCATCGAAGATTCCCTGATTGCCAGCAGAAGCAGGGCAAAGTCGAAGAACGCCACGCTCAAACCTGCGAAGGTCTTCAGCAAGAATAGTATCCACCTCTCCCATCGGTAGGACGCGATCCCAGCCTGCGGGTATCGGTAGACTCTTGCGCTCCTCATACTTTACTGCCGCATGGGTAGGGTCAATAACGTGGCCACACCCCACCGTCCACAAAAGCGCCGGACAACGATATGGCTTAGTCCGCACACCCTCGTGGTGTTTGATGAGTTCTATTGTGGCCGGGCTGACTTTCACTTCTTATTGAACGCCTGCGTCCCGAACCAAAACGCGATGATTGAACTCAGAATCAACATCTCGTCGTCCGAGAAGACATTCTCCATGGCAATCGCAAACGGGATGCCCGTGGTATAGGCATACCAGACTCCGGCGATGTTCAGCGCCACGAGTTCTAATACGAAGATATACGTCACGACCGGACGCACCGAAGCGCGAAGATTGATCATCCATTGAGACGCACCTTTGCCAATCTCGATGTCGTGCTGATAGAGAGCCTGACGTTCCTCGGCGGCGGTCTGAGTTTGAATCTGTTCCAACTTGATTTCTTCGACCCTCGCTTGAGCCAGAAAGCCACGCTCGGCCAACGCCAACTCACGCTCTTTCTGAGCAGCGACGAGGGCCAACTCATGCTTCTTATCCTGCCGGTCTTGGAAGATCGACAAGATTTTGGGCAGGCCACCTGCGAGGAATGAAAGGAACGTCGAGACTAGGGTCATCATGATCAATACTCCTTACCAAGAACGTCCTTGGCAAACTGGTAGTCGGCAGCGTAATAGTCACGGACAAACTCACGAACCTTGTCAGTGATGACGCTGCGGCCAAAGTCAGTTGAAGTGTTGTACCGAACGATGGGTTGGTCAGCGTTTTCAGTTACGCGACGTAGTTCTGCCTCATAATTATCAAAATCAAGGGCTTGAATATTTGAATGAGCAAGCCAAGCAACTTGGGGTTTGAACAGCATTTCAAAAGTTTCTGAAACTTGACTAAAAATATCTATTACTTCGTCGTATGAGATAGTTTCAACTGTTTTTGAAATTTTGTTCTTATCAATTACCCCTTGAAAATCGCTGCCGGAATATGGCATTTGCTTAACATGAAGTATTGCACTTTCAAATCGAGCAAGTGGGTTTCTAAAAAAACAATAAACTTGATATTGATAAAGATTAGGATATTTTTCTGCAAAAAACTCATAAAACTGATGAGGCCCACCAAGAAATTTCCAGCCAATATTTTTTAAAAAGTGCATAGCAGTAAATGTCCCTGTTTTAGTAGGGAACACAAATGCTTTCTTAGTTGTTTTATGAAATACCATTATGGCAACTCAGATTCACTCAAGTTTTGAGGTGCTAATACGCCAACTCTGTTTTGTATTTGAATTATAAAGTTTGACAGCGGCGGAGGTGGTGGCGGTACAAACTCGTCAATAGCCGAATCGTAAGTATAATTTTTACTTGCGTAACACCCACGAAAATTTCCGTTGTACGAAGTTTGTTTCCAAATCGTATCCGCGCCAAAAAGTGACTGGCAAAACGCTACGCCAACAGGTTCTGATTCTGGAAAAGGTAAATTATGAAGAACATCATTGTTGACAACAATTACTTCAGTTACGACGTTGTTCTCATCAAGTTTTGCGAAATGCGCCATACGTCACCAACGAATAGAGCCAGAACCAGTGAAACGGTAGATCTTGTACCCACCAGTATCAGAGAAACTTGGAGATCCAGTAGTTGCTACGGCATTTGCATAAACATTTGAGTATCTAAGAATAACGACACCCGACCCACCGTTGCTTCCAAAGGTGGCAGTATAAACACCAAACTGAGTGCCTGCGCCGCCACCACCAGACCCAGTATTTGCTACTCCTGCTGTTCCAGAGGTGAAGTTCGTACCGCCGCTCCCTGCGTTAGTGCCGCCCGGATAACCGTATGGGAATCCACCGCCGCCACCACCGCCAGCGTAATACACCGT